GAAGATGGTGTTTTTGGAACAGCAAAGGCTGTGCCCCGGCCCTGTGGAAGGGGAGTGGAAACGAAGTAGCGGAGTACCTGTGGTTTAGGCACACACGCGCAGTTCACTTAATCCAATTTGATATGTGGTATGATCTCTAACATGTTAATGTAAATCGCTTAGGCGTGTTTAACCTCTGCACTGAGCTCTCCTGACCTGGTCATTTTGGTTGTACAGTGTTAATTGTCGACTCTAGGGGTCGTATGGGTGCCACTTGGTTTATTCACAGCTTGAAGTGTCAATCGTTCTGGGAACTTGGTTATTTAGACCACTATTTAACAGAAAGTCCATGTTGATTGATGCGGGCATCTTATGTGAGAATGGGATGTGGAGACGGTTCGAAACCACGAAGTAACGTGGTTGTCAGGTTAAACCCTTTGCTGCAAGTTGGAACGTGAGAGTTTTATTTAGTCCGTTGCTGATAGAGTCGCTATATACAGGTTAATTCGCCTTTGAGGATTCTTGGTTTTCCATTGCCAAGTATGAACATAAAAAACTGGCCATAGATTTAATTGCTATATTGGTTGGTTGGAGAAATGATACAACAGGTTTTGCAGTTACGTGCAATTATTTGCTGGAGGGAGTGTCAATTCGTGTTGACACCACATACAGACTTTTTCCAAGTGTGCAGGAGTTGCACACATGTCGTTGGGTCCGTGGCGTAATTGCCCATTGTCCCATAAAACTCATGGGTGTGTGGGCATAAACAGGTGGTGCTGTGGAATTCAGATCCGAAAGGTTGAATTTAACGGCTAAGCTTGGGGGGGCTGAGTTAAGAAGGTTTAGGCAATATTCACTTTCTGGCTTTTTGGCCAGGCCGTATTGCTGGAACCCTATGAATCTCGAGGTTTCCCAGTGCCCACACAACTGTGTTTTAAATCAATTCGGGTATGTTAAAGTCTGTAAGACTTACCCGCCGACCACAGATAATCACACATTTAGAAATGAGTTTAAATATGCTGAGAGTTTTTATCACGGTACTTATATTGTGTACATTCGGAGTTGAAATCCTGGATGGTGTCAGAAATGCAACTGACATGGCCTTTTATCGTAACCTAATTGGCAAAAAAATTCCCCTTACTATGAGTTTGTTTGGGGTGGTGCTTAGTTTTTTACGCTTAATCAAAATGGTGTTGTTGGCTCCCTGGGATGTTTTCATTTATCTCATAGAAGCCATTGACATGGAAAACGAAATAGATGTGTTGGTCGCTGTCTTTTTGTTAGCTGTTTTGTTATGTTGGTTGAGCGTTTTGTGCATTTCCTGTTTGTACTTTTTTACAGGTTTTGCACAATGGTGTAGTGCAGATCCGTACCGTTTGAGGGACGTAGTTGGGGTAGTCAGAGGAGGAATTGGGCATTTGCCGCAGGAAGTAGAACAATGCAGCATTTGTTTCAATGATTCCCATGAACCCTTTGAAGTGGAGGGGTTTAGGTTTGGTGGTAACATTCTGAAGTTATGGAAATGTGATGTTTGCACGCTTAAAACGTGCATGAGATGTCATGTTCAACACTATAATTCAGAAATGGCTGATGCACATAGGTGCCCTCAGTGTGGAACCACCATACCTTTTCACCATTTTAGGGGTGCTGAGCATGTTTATATGCGGCATCTCGAAGCTTTCAATGACGTCATTCCGCCCTATGAACCTGAAGAAGATCAAGGATATTTTGTAGGTGGTCCTAACATTGTTAGACCACCTATGACGTGGTCCAAGAAATTTGAGGGTTTTTTGGGTGTGTGGAACGCAGTCCTGTTTTTATTTTGGGACTTGTTTGACACAGTTCGGTGGGCTGTTAATTCGTTGTGTGAGCATAGGTTGTGTGAACTAGTGTATCGTGAGGCCGAGTGGTATGTTAAGTACACCACCAGTGATTTGTTCGTTGAGGACTGTGAGGATAATACTCGTGGTCATGTTATTCGTCAGATGGTCAGAGATGACTTTGATGACAGATTAGTGGACAACAATGGTGGCAGAAGGCTTATTATCGTTATGCAGAACTTTAAGTTCAACTACTATGTGTTCCGTGAATGGTTATTGCGCGGTCCCCTCATGAATACTGCAACCTCTGAATTTTATCTTTCAAGGTGTGATGCTTATGCACGCACAGGTTGCAATGTTAATGGGGGGTTTACTACGCGGTTGCCATCAACGGCGTTACCAGAGATATCTAGGTGGTGGATTGGGAAAGGGTTGACACATGTCAACTACCTGTTGTCCATAAATGCTGTTAAAGCATGGACCCGTCCACTTTCCTATTTGTCAGCCCAGGAGTTGATGGAGTCAGAGCTCATGTTGCCTATTTTAGCTATGTACTACTATGATCAACCAGGTCGGGACCGTTTGAGAGCGCAAATGGAGGAATACTCCATCCATGCTTACAGTTTGGCCCTTCTTTGGTTTGTTGTGGGTTTGTTCAGTACACAGATGAAAGAAGCTCATGTTGTTATGTCTATCATGGTCGTGGGTGGTGCTATCATCATTAATGATCGTTTGTTTTTTAACGTCATTCGTGAGGAATTGTTTAAGTGTGTTGTATCCTTAGTTTTTTCCATGTTCCCATTTTCTTACTTCTTTGGTGCGCTTTTTTTGGCAATCTTGGAAGTAATTTTGGGTGCGAATTTACTTAGTGTAGTGAAACACATCTCATTATGCATGTTTCCTTTGCCAATTCAATTGGCATTGCATATGATAAATAACCAATTTTTCAATCCCATGAATGTTAGTTATTATTTAACAAACAGTCGTGTTGTTGCTGGGGAAGTTAGAGATGGTGCGAGTGTTACTATGCCGCCTCCATTATCTGCAAAGAAGGACCCCAGAATTGTTCACAAGCAACAACATTTGTTTGGATTGGGTGTTAAGGGTTACAGGCCAATTGCATATGCAAATAATTTGCATAATCAGGAGGTCGCAGTCCGTGCCCGTATAACCAATCCAACTCCTGAACCAGATGAAAATGTGTTGGAAAGGTTTCGGTTTTTTGTTCGTAGGAACATTACTAAGATTTTTGGTGACAAAGTCAAAATTGAAAGCCTTAGTTTTGAAACATATTTGTTGCGTAGTAACGCTACTCCACGCGTGAAACAGCAGCTCCGAGAACAACACGAAATTTTGGTTCAAAAAGGTATTGACGAGTGCTCAAACTTGAATAAAAATGAGTTACACGAATTCACGAAACGTGAAGCATTCGTCAAAGTGGAGAACAACGTTTACAGAACACCGATGGGTTCCAAAAATAAGGCACCAAGGTTAATCCAAGGGGGTTCTAAGGCTTTCATA